ATTGCACTTAGAACATTGCCGCTTAGGCTCAAGCCTGCGGCAATCAAGTTACCGCCAGTGATGTTGCCAATTGCATTAAGGTTACCAGATGCACTTACTGTACCGCCAGTTATTAAATTACCACCAGTAATGTTACCAGTCGCAACAATCAATCCACCTGTAAGGACGTTGCCACCTGTGATACTAGCAGTTGCGCTGATCAACCCGGCTGTGGTAATGTTACCGCCTGCGATGTTGCCAGTTGTGATAATGTTGGCTGTGTCTGTTCCTGAAGCCAGGTAGTTTGCTACATCTGCATTGCCGTAACTTGAAGCAACGCCTGTTAAGAAAGCACCATTACCTAAAATGTAAGTACCGCTGATGTTAGCACCACTGGTGATGTTGCCTGACGCACTAATTACGCCTGTTACATATCCGCCTGTGGCAGCAAATGTAGCAACACCTGTGCCAGCAACTCCTACTGTGACGTTGCCGCTTGCGGCTGCTACCACATTTGATGTACCGTTAACTATTGAAGTTGGTGTACCGCCACTAATACCAGAAAGCAATGCGCCATTGCCCAGAATATAGTTGCCGCTGATGTTGGCTGTGGTTGTGACATTACCTTGCAATGCTGCCAAATTACCTGTGTATGTGGGCAAGTATGCTGCTACGTTTGAATTGCTGTAGTTGCCAGCGGCTATTCCTGTGAGCTGGCTACCATTACCAATAAAGTAGTTGGCAGCAATATTGGCTGAAGTAGTAACGTTGCCAGGAGCAGTCAAATTGCCATTTGATTCAAAAGTCCATTGATAGGTACCATCTTGACTACGTATAGAGACTTGTCCGTCACCTGTGATACTGAGATCTGTAGGGCTGGTTTGCACTATACCAGCATTGGCCCAGGTCAAACTACCGCCAGTGATTCCTACATTGCCAGCAGTAACATTGCCTGTGGTTGATATTGTGTTGCTGCCAAACCCTGCCAGCAGAGTAACAACGTTTGAATTGCCATAAGGCGTAATTGTACCAGAACCTGTTAGAACTGTTGTTTGTCCTGACTCGTTGGTCAAGATAACGGAAGTTGCATTAGCACTAATTGAAGCATTGCCAAGAAAAATTGTGCTGTTGGCCAAATACAAGTCGTTGAACGCATTGGTTGGACTACCAATATTTTTGCTAACATTGCCTGCGGGCAACAGGTTGCCAGAAATTGTTAGGTCAGTGCTGGAAAATACTGCTACATTGCCTACACCTGCAACTTGGACTGTGACATTGGCTCCCGATCCGCTGATACTGACATTGGATGAACCGTTTGTGATTGCGGCGCCGCCGGATGCCACAATGCCAGTAAGGGCAGCACCGTTACCAACGAAGTATGTGGCTATAACATTTCCAGCTGATTGGATATTACCCGATGCGCTTATGCCTGTGGTGCCGTCTAGTTCGATTGCCATTTATTCAGTCCTTTAATCTTATATTTATGGTACCACATTGAATGTAGATGTACCGGGTACAGTGATTGACCTACCATTGGGTATGGTCAAGGGGCTGACCATCAGAGCAGATACATTGGCTTGTACTGCAATGTTGGCCGAAAGTGTTCTTGGAGTGGCTATTACGCCATTAACAAAAAGAGAAGTTTGACTCACAGTAACCACGTTACCGGTGCCGTTAATGCCTATGGTTACATTACCATTGGCTGTGGTGATTGCCACATTGGATGTGCCGTTTACAATGGCTTGCCCATTGCCAGAACCACCTGATATTCCTGTGAGCAATGCACCGTTACCAACAAAGTATCCAGCATAAACTGTGTCAAATCTCAAAGCAGTACTGCCTAGATCATACACGTTATCAATGCTGGGTAGCACAGCGGCATTAGCTTGTATAACTCCAATGCCATTGGGTTTTAATACTATGTTTCCGTTGAGAGCGGTATTAGTAATGACATTGCCAGAAATAGCAATATTGCTGCCAACAGGACCAGCGGTGTAAATTTCCGTGAAATTTGAGTTTACGGCCGTAAACGCATTACGTAGTGATTCACCGGTTCCATCGTTGGCCGCGGCGCCAACGTCAATTATCTGTTGCGACATGAATAATCCATTCCTCTGGTTGTATTTACCAAAGAGATAGATCTATGATTTGAGCAAAAATGCTGTTATTGATGCCAGTAGATTAGATTCTACCCACCACAACTTCGATGGTACCTGATTCGCCGCTGAAGTTTTCAAGGGCCTTGCCAATTACTGCACCAGTTTTGGGATCAACTTCTGCTCTAGCGGCACCGTTGCCTGCTGACACCATCATGTCGCCTTTGCGTACAGGGCCTTGCACCCGACACGCCACACGACCTTGCAGAGCAACCACTGCCACATGTTCAGCATCTAATCCGGCATTCATTAAGTAACTAGGATTGGTACTCACAACGCCAGCAACTTTACGATCTGAATCCCAAACACTCAATGTAATTTCGTTGGTGCCACCAAATGATACCACTGTGCCTGGAGCATAGTCAGCATCTGCTGTGTATTTTTCAGCCAAGTCAGCATAAAGTGCTGTAGTAGCTGTAGCAAACAATCGGTTAAAGTAGCCTGTTGCGCTACCAATGTTACCTACAGCATTGCCAGCCCCGTTCACAATAGCAGTAGCAGCTGAGCCTGAATTAACTGTAAGTACTCCAGCTGTACTAACGTTGCCACCTGTAATGTTACCAGTTACACTGACTGTGGTACCAGTAAACAATGTAGCGTTGACGTTGGCTCCTCCCAGGATGTTGCCACCTGTAATGTTGCCAGTTACACTGACTGTGGTACCAGTAAACAATGTAGCGTTAACGTTGGCTCCGCCTAAAACGTTGCCACCTGTAATGTTGCCAGTTACACTGACTGTGGTACCAGTGTGTGTAGTGGCATTGACGTTGGCTCCGCCTAAAACGTTGCCTCCAGTGATATTGCCTGCGGCACTAACAATACCTACACTGTACAAATTACTGCCGTTGATGTTGCTGCCAGTTACATTACCAGCTGAAGATATTATGCCTGTGGCACTGACTACTCCGCTAGTGATTATGTTACCACCAGTAATGTTGGCGCTGACGTTAACTGTGGTACCTGTGTGAGTTGTGGCGTTGACGTTGGCTCCACCCATGATGTTGCCACCAGTGATGTTGCCTACAACTGATATCAATCCTGGTGATATTACGTTGCCGCCAGTGATGTTGCCAATTACGCTGACTGTGGTACCTGTGTGAGTTGTGGCGTTGACGTTGGCTCCACCCATGATGTTGCCACCAGTAATGTTGCCGGTTGCGCTAATCAATCCGGCTGTGTTGATGTTACCGCCAGTGACGTTACCTGTTGCAGTGACCAAACCAGCGGTGTTAAAATTTCCAGACGTTGTGTTGCCGGTGACTGCTAGTGCAGACAATGTACCCAAACTGGTAATGTTGCCTTGTGCTGCATTGGTCACTGTGGCAGCTGTGGTAGCACTACCTGCAATATTGATTGTGTAGCTGCCGCTTAGTCGGTCACTAGACACTGTGCCCGATGTCAGCGCATTGGCATTGATATTGGTAGTGATTAGTGTGCCAATGTTGGCAATACCTGTAGTAAAAAGGTTGCCAGCATTGACATTGCCAATGGCACTGACATTGCCAGAAGCATTGACATTGCTGCCTGACACATTGCCTGTGGCAGACATTTGGCCTGTCAAGAGCTGACCGCCTGTAAAGAAAGTTAGGATACTTACACCACTGACAACCCCATTAATGTTGCCGTTTGATGTAGGTATAGCGAAAGAAGTTGTACCGTTTTGTAATGTATCGGTAGCGTTGCCTGTTGCAATAACACCAGTAAGTTGAGATCCGTTACCAATAAAAAAGTTACTGGGATTGGCAACAATATTTCCAGCTGCGCTGACTATGCCTGTTACTAAAATATTACCACCGGCGATATTAGCAGCCGATGTGATATTGCCAGTAGACGATACCAATCCAGCAGTAACAATATTTCCGCCACGAACATTACCAACTGAACTGATATCGCCAGTAGCTGTAATTGTTCCTGCTGTGAGTAAATTACCACCAATCACATTGCCTTGAATTGATGCAAGTCCAATTACAGTTAAACTACCTGTGGCCGAAATTGCTGCATCACTGAGTAAGTTACCACCACGAACATTGCCTGTGGTTGATATAGCCCCAGTAGCACTAATTGCTCCAGCTGTGACAACATTTCCACCAGTGATGTTACCTGTGGCTGTTACCAGTCCTGCAGTAATAAAATTACCACCAGTGATGTTACCTGTGGCTGTTACCAGTCCTGCAGTAATAAAATTACCACCAGTGATATTGCCAATAATTGTCTCAGTACCACTAACATACGTATTTCCTGATACTGCAAAAGTATGCAACGGAGTTGTGTTTGCAACACCAACGTTGCCTACGTCGTCAATCACAAATTTTGCAGTAGCTGCTGCACCGTTTGTAGACGTTAGCACTTCATATCTTGCATTACCAGTAGTACTAGTTGCAATGGATCTAACAGATGTTGTTACCCTTGCTCCAGGAGTGGTATCACTGGTAAACCATTCTACTGCACCCAGTACTGTGTTTGCTGTGACTGTGGTATCAGTGTCTGAAAATCTCATTGTAGGCTGACCTACGCTGGCATCTCGAGAGATAGTAATGTTGCCATTGGAAATCAAATTGCCGCCAGTGATGTCGCCACTGGCGCTTAGACTAGCTGCACCAAGTGACCCTGTTAGTGCCAGGTTACCTGCGCTGATGTTACTTACAACATTCATGCCGGTTGTGGTAAACACTGCTATATTACTAACACCGCCAATTGAAATATTAGCGTTTCCGTTAGGAACTGGAATTTCTATTGCTGATGTTCCGTTGAATAGCTTGTCACCCGAAATATTACCTGATAATGTAGCGTTTCCACTAACTGATAAATTGCCGTTGATAAAAACGGTAGCGGCGTTTGCGACCGGACCTTCAAAGGTCACAAGACCGGTTGAATCTAGAGTTTGAATTGTTAAGTTGCCGCTGACACGCTTGTAGGTAGACATTTAGAGTTCCTTTGTGTTATTTATGCGGTTTAAGAACTCTGCCATATCCATGGTTCGAAAGTTTTTGACTGTTTCGAACTCAGGTATAACGGCTGTAGTACCACTCATTACACGCACAAAAGGTATTTTAGAAAAATCCCGCATGACTGTGGTCAACTGTCGTACCCAGTTGCCGGTAAATGTAGGTGGTGCCGAGCTTTTTTTATAGAATTCTGTGTCTGCATAAACATTATTAAACTTGGTATGTACTGGACCCATATCAAACCCAATCAAATAGATTATCACAGCATTATCAAACGCAGCAATGCTGGCTGCTATTGGTCCTGAACTGTAGCCATAATATTTTTGTGGCACTGGTAATGCACCAGAATTTGCAATGGGCTTACGAGTGTAAAATTTGTGCTGTTTAGCGTAACCCGAATCTTGTATGCGTTCACTAATAGGACGATCAGTGCTGACCAACACCGAGGGTGTAAAGTCTCTATACAGGGCATTACACCCGTAAATGGGACCAAAATGTTTTAAATTTTCTAAATCTACCTGTTGTCGGCTAACACCGTTGCCCAATACAAATGCTCTGCTCATAAAAAATCCCCCCAGTAGTTAGCTGGGAGGATCAATCTAGATGTTAAAAGATCAAGAAGTAACGTTGTCAACAATAACCACGTCCAGCAAGTTCTGTTGTCCAGTAACGTTGTTGGCAGCAGTTGTGCCAGACTTGATAACTGTACCTTCGTCTGTGAAGAAGTTGGCAGAGAAGCGAACATCGTTTGTGACTTCGGCTTGTGTGAATCCTGAACCACCTGCAAAGTCCAACAAGAATTTGTTGGTCAACTTGCTGATTGGTGTGGCTGTAGAATCATTGTTGGTATAGGTAATGGCCATCAACCCAGCTGCTGGAGTTGTGTCGTTGTCTAGTACACAAACGCCAACAAGATTGGCAGTACCTGAACCAGCAGCAACATCGGCTGTGCAAGTAAAAATAGTACCAACACCATAGTTAGCAGGAGCACCTACTGCTACCCAATCTGTTGTTCCAACTGAGGTAATAATGTATGCATTACCAACCACTAGATCTTCGTCAGCAACGCTGGTCACACTGCCAACCAGGTACTTGCGGCTGCCTTTTTGACGGATGATATAACCTTGTGCTACACCAGCTCCCGAACCTGACGCCAATTGAATGTTGACAATTACATCAACACGTGGATTGGTTGTGCTAGGAGTGTCAGTTGGACCTGCACCGCCAACTACGCCCAGATACTGTGCGTCGGTCAGTGTATTGCCAGTGTTGACCACAGGATTGGTCAAGCTGCCAAAGTTAGGAAAGCCTAGATCAACACCAACACTGGCACCACCATTACCGGAACCGGTAGATAATTTTTGAATTTTTAGAGGACGACCCATTTTGTTTTCTCCTTAAAGAAGTCCGATGCGGGTTCTAGCCGCTACGCTGTGGGTAGTTAGTCCCAGCATAAAACACCTTATTGTGTTGACAAGTATTTATGGAAAATGTAAAATAGTATCATACCGGAGTGTAAATACCCCATGGACATCAATCAAATTATAGAACAAGGCAATCAATACCGCGCTAACAACAATCCCGAGGCTGCACTACAATGCTATATTTCTGCTATTGGACAAGATCGTCGTAATGCTGCGGCATTCAACAACTACGGCAATGTGTTACGCGAAGTTGGCGAACCTGAAAGTGCTATTCCTTTTCTAACGCGAGCAATACAGCTAGATCCCAACAATATCACAGCACAGTTTAATCTTGCTGTGGCACACTTGTTGAGTGGTAACTACGCTCAAGGGTGGCCTGCTTATGAAGTTAGATTCAACTACGAACACTTAGCCGGCACGTTTCCTAATTTTGCTCAACCCAAATGGACTGGACAGGATCTCAAGGGCAAAACTATTCTTGTAATAGGTGAACAAGGGCACGGGGACAATATTCAATTTGTGCGCTTCTTGTACAACTTGCATGTGATGGGTGCAGAAATTATTCTACAGGTCACAGACGGGCTTGTGCCTATGTTGAGTAGTAGTCCCATAATCAAACGTGTGTCAGGTTACGACTACTCAGTAACAGATTTTGATTACTGGGTGCCTATCATGAGCATCCCTGGGGTGCTGGGTATTACTTTGCAAAATTTACCAAGTCCGGTAAACTATCTAAATGCTGATGTTGGACTGCAACAACAATGGTTGCAAAAGTTAGGCCCAAAAAAACGTATGCGTGTGGGATTTAGCTGGAGCGGTCGTAGGGATGCATGGCTCAATCAGCACAAGGGCATGCCATTCGAAGACATGCTAAAAATGATTCAAGCCAATCCTGAATATGAATGGATTAACCTGCAGATTGATGCCACTGAGGAAGAATCTAATGCGTTAGCTGCTGCTGGTGTCACAATGTATCCTGGAGCAATTCAGAGTTTTTCGGACACTGCCGCATTAATAGTGCACTTGGATGTGGTAATCAGTGTGGATACTGCTATTGCACATTTGGCAGGAGCACTAGGCCGTCCCACGTGGATCATGCTGAACTGGTTTGCGGTAGACTGGCGTTGGTTGTTGAATCGTGACTCTAGTCCTTGGTACTCAACTGCAAGATTGTTTCGACAACCAGCCATGGGCGACTGGGGCAGCGTTACCAAGAAGGTCAGTCAATACCTATCATGGTTTAAAGTCTAAATATTGTTGTACCATTCGGCAAGTCGTGGATAAGTTTCAACAAAACTTTTTCCGCGACGTTGATCAAACTGTGTAAAAAAACTCTTGAAATCTTGACTGAGTTCAGTGACGTCAAACGTGCGATTCTCTTTGTCAAAGTCTTTGTCCTTGTCCCATCCAATTTTGACCTCTTTATGCGGTACTTCAGCTGTGGCCACATAGTGTATGAATCTGTTGATGTTGACCAAGTCATACTCATTGAACCACTTGAGATTGTCAGGGTTATCCATGTAGTCTTTGATTTCTTGACTGTACTGTTGACGCAGTTCCATAGGCAAGATAAACAAGTTCTGATAAGTAGGAAATCGCACAGGAGTAATGCTGTAGTTCACAGCACCAGGAGAACCAGCAGCTTCTTTCTGTTCCTTGACCCAGTTTAAAAATCCCAAGAATCCGTCAATAGCAGGTGCATTCACTGTGCCCATGATAAAAATTGGATTCTTGATCAGTGGTGAGTTACGGATCAATTCAAAGTTACGAACAAATGTTTCCCATTCTAGTCCGTCACGTACATAGGTACCTTTGTCACCAAATGCTTCTCCGCTGGTGGTAATTTCAAAGTTTAATCCTGTTTTTTCCACAATGTCTAAAAACTTGTGTACTTTTTCTGTGGGTATACCTAGGTTGGTACAGATACTGATCTTGGCATCTGTTTTGAACTTGCCTTCAACTAGCATGTCAAAGAAATCCCACAAGTATCCACTCATAAACGGCTCGCCACCTGTGATTTTAAATGTCTTGATAGACTTGTGTAAACTTTGATCCCACCATTTGAAGAATGCATTGATGTAAGGATTGTCTGACCCGTAATCAAATCCATCGTCATCGTAACTGGCATGACTGTGATGATTGCGTATGTCTGTGGGCAAGTTAACGTAAGGACCATTCTTTTTTAGATCTTTAACCCAGGTAGTGCTAGCACCTGGCCAACAATAACTACAGGCCATTTGACATGTTCTATCAAATGCAATTTCAATATAGTCAAGGTCAATGTCAGCGTCCCAGGGCGCATCAAACGCACGTTGTAGATCTTCTTCTGAAGAATGTTTGCTCAGGAACACACGATCTCCAAGATTGTCTGGATGCAGTTCTTCGTAGGTCCAGCAGTATTGACAGTTCAATGGCTTCTCGCCACGTTGCATCATTCTGCGTTCTTCTTTTTTGATTTTGGTATTGTGTATGGCACTGGGATTGGTTTTGATTTCTTCAAGGTCAATGTTGTGACCCGGATTGTGATGGCAACTGGCTGTGCGTCCTGGGCGTAACCATATAGTCGAATTGAACCATTTGGCTCCACAGAAACTGTCACTCTTTGAGTCTAGTACCCGTATCTTCCAACTTTTAATATCTTCGTTTTGCATGCGAATACTTAGCCAACAAAAAACCTGCCGAAGCAGGTTTTTTGATTTGGGTACAATCTCTGATTAGGAGAAAGACAAGTTGGAAACAGCAATTTCTCCAACGTAGTCACCAGCGTTACCGAAGCTGCTGGCAGTGTTTGTCAACTCGATGTATCCATAACGAGTCATGAAGCTCACGACTGGTTCGAATGTTGTTGGGTCAAGAACAACACCGCTGCTCATCAATGGGATGTATGGGCAGTAGAATGCAGGA